GTCTTGCGGATGCCAGTAAAGGACGATTCAAAATTAATAGCTGCCTTCACCGATCCGACGAGCGCAGCCCCCGCAGCGATGGCTACAACAGACAGACCTGCGAGCGCGAGCGTCGCATGGGCACTGAATTTCCCTAATCCTTGAAGCTGTGCAGCAGCAGTTGCAGCAGTCGGGCTGATGAAGCCTAGTGCGGCTACTGCCCGCGTCGATGCTCGCGTGAATGCATCCGCCCCGGCAGCGTTCAGACCGAATGCGCGCTCCGCGCCAACAAGCCTGCCGTTTGCAGCCTGCGCAGCTTTGCCGAGCGCATCGAGCTGTTGCTTACTATAGTGAACATCTTTCGCCAACACGCGCATCCCACCAGCACGCGCCACGCGGTCGAGTTGCCGCAATGAATTCGCCGCTCCACCAGCGCCACGACCCACATCGGCTGCGGCTTTGTTGAGGCTCGACATCTCGCTTCGCAGATGCCGGAGGATACGGCCCGTCCCGGAATCTTTGATAACGACATCGAACTCCATCCGCTCAGGCATTATTACTTACCTCGTCGCGGCTCTGGTTCTTCGTCCACTAGATGCTCCGCTTCCATCACTAACAACATGTCGTCCACGACCCACTGTGGCATCGCCCAGACTTCACTGAATGACAGCTTCCACCGATCCATCAAGAGCAAGTAAGTCATGTGGATGGGCCAGCGAGCGTCTTCTCCTCCAACGGTGAACTTTCGTCTGGCGATTCCGATGCTGAGGTAGAGCTGCTCCCTAAAGGGGCGCGATCCTCGTCTGTCATCTTCAAGATCACATTCAGGACTTCCTGGATGATGTCGTCGGGCAGCTCCTGGATCGTGTCGTCATTGATCGGAGACGGATCAGACCAGGCGACGATCATCCGTGACAGCAGCGAAAGGTTGTACGCTCCGATGTCGAAGTCGATCTGCGCCGCAGCAGCCCGATCCTTCCTTGATGCGGAGAACTTGGCTGCTGCGGCGCGCTGCGCTTCGACTGTATCCTTGTATGTGCGCTCGGCGTAGACATCGATCCAGTCGTCGCCGAACGTAAGTCGGATAGTCCGTTGTTCTTTCTTGAGTGCCATTGGGTTCCTCCTTCTGGTGCTATGCTATTGCTTACGTGAACCTATGGAAAATCTGCCCTGCTGGCCGGATCGTGTAGCTCTCATCCCACAAGCCGGACATGTCGCCGCTATGCTCGTCGAGCGATACGTAGCCAGACCCATACCAGTAGTCAGTCGTGACATTCCGGTCGGGGTACATGTAGAACGCACGAGGCGATGGTGAGTTGGCGATAGCGTCGCTGTGGATGTCGTCCGTAACAACCCCACCCTGATCGTAGTGCTTACGAACAGTCATCTCGAAGTCGCCGAAGCCGGGTTGATACGTCCGGTTCGTGTCGCCGTACGCCGTGTCCTCGATCCACTCGCGGTCGAATGAGACGGAGATCGCCGTTCCCTCAGAGACAAATTTAGCATTCCAGTAGAGATAGGCATTTCTCCACTTAATAGGGCCTGCCATTTATTTCCTCCTACAGAGCTTCCAGAAGCTCGCGCATCCGCATCTCGAATGTGAATGGCTTCACCGATTCGTGTTGCGCCTGGGCAAGCTCATCTCGACGCGATGGATCGTCCAGATACCTTCGCAAGAGAGCGCTCAACTCTTCCGGCGTGCTGTACGTTGGCACCGTATCCCCAAAAACTTCAGTAAGCTCCACCCTCCCTTCGTCGCAGATTTGAAAGACGCCACACGCAGCTAACTCGTAGCTACGTGGGCCGAGGCTGTGCGCGTGGAGATTTTCAATCGGCTTCGCGCCGACCAACCCACGACCGTATCGCTTGCCTCGGCCCGCAGCGATAGGATCGAATCCGTCTCTGCGATGCATCTGTAGCCCGACACGCGCCTGTTTGTAGAGCGCGAGCGCTTGGTCATTCGGGATGGCCACGTTCGTCTTGACGTACTTGTCCAGCACCGAGGCGCTGCCAAGCCGCATCAAGCCGTGCAGTTCGAGATCGATGTCCGCCCAATCTACGGCTTCGAGAAACTTCACGCGGCTAGGAAAGTTCGTTCCGACGAAGACAACATCGGCTCGTGGAGGCGCGCCGGACGCGCCGTTCCGCCAGTGCTTCTCTGGGTTGTAGGCGTGGCCGATGTATTTCGTCTTCGGATTATGCTCGGCAAAGACGGGCTCAGAAGTCTTGTCGCAGACGAAACAGTAGTCAAAGAGTTCAGCGAGCTTCAGCGCCCACTGGTCGTCGTATGGACATTCCGTGAAGTACGCCGAAGTTTTGACGTTCGTGTACTGCTTCAGGACTTTCAACGTCACTGGGTTCACATGCATTGGCGCGACGACGTGCACGAGATCGACTTCGAGCGTGATCGCCGCGAGGACGATCCGATCTCCGGCCAGCAGCGTATGATTCACCGTATTAAACTCAGCCCGTCCGGTGACTTCCATGAACTCCTTGAAGTCGGCGAACATGTTCCACACCTTCGAGTAGTTCATCCGCTCGACTTCAACGCCGTTGGCACGCAGACCCTGGACGTGCCCCTCGAACACATCCCATGTCGCGTATGTCGGAACCGGGCTGACAACGAGGACTTTCACTCTTTGTCCTCAACTTCCAGCTCAGATTCCAGCTCAGTAGAGGACAGCACTTCCGCCCCGCCGTCGAGCGTCGTCCCCCGCCATCCGCATATCGGGCAGACGATCACGGCGTCGCCTACAGATTGCTCCGCAGCGATCTCGAACTCGTGTCCGAGCGGGTCTTTGAACCAGTGTGGCATTGGTGTCCTCCTACTACGCGGTGGCGATGCCATAGACTTCGATATGCCTCCCAAGATTGCGCTCTTTGCGAACGACGCGGCGCGTCTTGATTCCTCGAAAGCCCGCCGCAACCAGGCAGTCGGCAAGCCGCTCCGTAGAGAACCCTGTCCGGTGATACTGACCTTCATGCTCCTGCGAGCCGTAGAGAAACCGCAGCCAGAGCGACCACCGCTCGCCCCGGTTGCCACAGCGCAAGAACCGGCGCAGCAGCCAGGGTAGATCGGGCGTGTAGACTTCGAGCACGCCGCCGGGGCGCAATGCGCGGCGGCAAGACTTCAGCGCCGTCACGACCTCGGCATCCGGCACATGCTCAAGGACATGCGAAGCATGAATGCGGTCGAGGTGCTTGAACGGGAGCGCTCGGATGTCGGCGCGAACGTCGGGACGGCCACGGAGATCGACTTGCAAGAAGCCGTCCCTCGGGCCAGCGTTGCCGCCGATCTCGATGGCGTTCATGCACTCACAAGCTCCTCGATCTCCACATCTATGTACTCGTGGACGAACACCACGCCGCCGATCTCAACCTCGTCCGGCGACGCGACGGAGCCACGTACCGGCATACTATCCAACGTTGTGCTGCCAAGTGTTGGGTTCTGCAGAATACGAGTGATGATTTCATCGCGCCGGTCGCGGAGTGCGTTGTTCGCGCCATCGTCGTCCGTATACCTGGCGTAGAGATGCACACGCGCTGTCCAGCGGAACATTGTCTCTTGATCTGCCGTCACTCGCGTCGCCTCAAACGACTGGTATTCGATGATCGCCGCATACGGATGTCCATAGCCCAAGATGAGCCAGTTGCCCTGCGACACCTGATCGTCAGCAAATGCTGCGAGTGCGCGGAGCTGCTCGGCCAGACCGCTCTCGACTGCCTCGTAACTCATATCGCAGTCCCCGATGTGCTAGCACCCGCTCCGATTGTTGGCTCCGGCACCATTGGATGCCTGCCAAGGCCCCGTTTGAATCTGGACTGTACGGCGTCGGCGTCGTCGTACGCGGCCTTCTTCCTGTCGCGGCTAATGCCGCCTACTTCGGTGTATGCCGAGAGTTGTGTCGAGCGAGTCGCGCCAAGAACCGCGAGCGCGTCTGTCGCAATGATCGACACGCCCGCTTCGTACCAATCACGATACGCCTTATAGCGGTCATTCTCTTCACCCCTACGCCCCGTGATGGGGTGTGCAAGCTCGACCTGCATCACCGCGCCATAGACATTGAGTTGTTCCAGGAACGCTACGGCAGCGGTAGCCGACGCTGGTATGGTGACGCTATAGCCCTCTTTGGCAAGCTGCGCCTGGAGGTAGTAGTAGGCTTCGTCAATCCACTGCTCGACCCGCTCCAATAACGGCGTGCTGCTTGTAGAGAATGACCCAGCCGTCGTCAGATGGCGGCAGTGCGCCTCGACGGACTTGATGACGGAAGTTCCTGCGATCCTCTCGTATGCGTTATACGACAACGGAGCTGCCCTCCCTCACGGCGCCCATATCGAAGACGGACGAACCATCGACAGCATAGAGTCGAGGCGCTTTCTTGATCGTCTTGATCTCGACGCGATCCCAGAGCCAGTCCATGAATGGATACCAGTAATCCTTCACCAGGTGCTCCCAGTCGTACTGCATCGAGAACGCTCTGGCCTTCGTCCGCATCTCAGCATACGCCATCGGGTCTTTCCAGACCAAGTAGGCTTCTTCCATACGCCAGACGAGATCGTCCACATCAACGTAAGCCTGAAACGCCTGTAATGGCGTTGGGATTTTCTTACCGATCTTGACCTTCCAGCCGGAGCCGCAGAGTTCGGCGCACGCCGTCCAGTCGGAGACGATCACAGGCACGCCGCAGGCTTGCGCCTCGATGATCGGGATGCCGAAGCCTTCGCCCATTGATGGCAGACAGAACACGTCAAAAGCGTTGTACATCTTGCACATCTCTTGTGTCGATGCGCCCAGCAGATTGAAGTGCGGCAACGAGAATCGCACGAAGTCGCTCACACCATAGAGTTTCGTCAGCGCAAGCAGATTCAGCCCCTTGTGCCGCGTGTCCACGATACTTGTGTGCGCGAACAGCCTGGCTTCTGGATGCGTCTCGTGGAAGATCGCAAACGCTTCGAGCAGTTCTGGGAACCCCTTGCGAGACGGCCAACCGACATTCCTGCCAACGGTGCCGATCAAGAAGTGCTCATCCTCGAAGCCAAGCCACCGCTTCGCCTGGAGCTTCCCGCCCTTGTCGTACGGCTTGAAGAGCTTCGTCTCAACGCCGTGCGGGATGTAGTGGGAATCCAGACCGGCTTCGGCGAACAGCCCAGCAGCGTGCTTGCTGTAGGCGAGAGGATGGTACGCTCGTCGTAGCCGATCGAGGACTTGCGGAGGAATCGTTTCGTGATCCACCGGCGCGTAGGGCAGCCAGAGGAACCCGCCATGTCCGTAGTCTTCGTTCAGCACCCAGATGTCCATGAGCGTGATGACGACGTGCGCGCCCAAGTGGTAGGCGTGCTCCCACACGACATCATTACCCCACACGTCGTCGGCCACGGGGTAGTGCGCGAGGTTGACCGGATTAACATTTGGTATCCCCATGCCAACTGGAAGCTCACAAAGCCCACCCATGATGCCATAGTAGCCGAAGATACCGATCTCTTCGACATTCGGATGCTGCATGAGACGCGGCAGTAAGCTATTGGACTGGACACCATAGCCTGAACCGACATGGGGTGCGTTCGCCTTCCAGAGAATACGCAGCCCGTTCCTCTTCTTCACTGGGATCCTCCTACTAGCACGAAATCATCTTCCGGCTCGGCCAGCGCCGTTAGTGGACTGGCGAGCGTCATCCCCCATTTCCCGAAGAACCACTTTCGATCCGAAGGGCGGCTGCCGCGAGTTGCACCTTCTAGATGGACGGCGCGGGCTTCTGCAACGAAGCGGACGCTGTAGCCTGCTTGGCGCACGCGCAAGCAGAAGTCCAGATCGCCAGCGTCAAGTTTGCAATCTGGATCGTACCAGCCTACTTGTTCGAACACGTCGCGTCTCGTCATCATAAGAGCGCCTGTGACGAACGGCACATCTCTGGATTCGAATGGCTTAGACGGTTCAGGCATGTGCTGGCCGACATGGCCCAGGTTGAGCCGTATCGCCTCGCCACCCATTGCGCTCGACCATGTGAGCCAGCCACCCGCATGCTGGACGAGCCCATTCGGGTAGAGCAGCAATGCACCCGCGACGCCGACCGTTCTGTCTTGGAGCGCGGCTTTCATGGCTGCAAGCGCGCCGGGCTCGACGAAGCAGTCATCGCAGCAGAACGCGACGTAGCCCCCTACCGACGCCGCGATGCCCTGATTGGCGATTGTGCCGGTTGTCCACTCGTGATTGCGGCTGAGTAGGATAAGCTCGTACGACGCTGTGCTGCGAGCAAGGTGCGCGATGGCTCGCTGAGTGCGATCCTGCAACGGATCGACCGTGCTCATAATGACTGAGACGAGATCAGACAGCGGCACGGCTTTTGCTCCTTAGAGTTTTCGAGACGGCATACACAATGTCGCCCAAGTCCTGCTTCGACAGCCACCAGCCAACTGGGATCGAGATCATGTGTGAAGAGAATTCGTCTAGCCCAGGCAGCGGACGGTCGGACGTAGGCAAGCAGTTCTGCCTGTCATTTCTCGTATGGACTTGCGACGTTTGGACGCCTTGCTCGGCCATCTTCCGCTCGAAGTCGGCTGGGTCGTCCACGAGGATGGTGTAGAGCCAGTATGCCGCGCCGGGGTCGTATGGAGCAGTCAGTCCCTCCGGCAGGTGCTCGTTGTAGTAACGAGCATTCGCTCGCTGCTGCTCGACATGCTCAAGCGCGAGGGAGAGGTTTGCCAAACCAATCGTTGCCGCGATATCGTTCATCTGATACTTGAACCCAGGTTCACTTGCTTGCTGCAAGCATCGCATCGCGGTTGAGTCGTTGCGATCCAAGCCGTACCAACGCAGCAGCCGCGCACGCTCTCGCTGGCGATCTGGGACTTTCAACGCACCCCCATCACCAGTCGTCAGGTGCTTAATCGCCTGAAACGACCAGCATATGTAGGTGCCACTAAAGACAGCTACTGGAAGGCTTTTATGGTAGATGTTCTCATACATCGCTCCAAAAGCGTGCGCAGCATCTTCGACGATAGGAATTCCTTTTCCTGCTATTCGGAGAGCCTCGTAGTCACACTGTCTACCCGCCCAATCTGCACAAACAATCGCTTTTGTATGTGGTGTGACTAGTGATGCGACGCTCTCAGGCGCGATGTTGCCCGTTCTTGGATCAACGTCAGCCCAGACGATCTTGCACCTACGCAACGCAAGTGGCATGTTCGTCGCAAGGCACGTCATAGGCGTCGAGATCACTTCGTCGCCCTCACCTAAGCCGATGAGATGATAGGCCATGTCGAGCGCAGACGTACACGAGTTCGTGCAGAGCACAGGGGCGCCCAGTACGTCGGCGAGGGCTTGCTCTAATTCGGCGACGCGGGGGCCTTCGCCGATGTAGCCGGAGTAGAGCGTGTCGTTTACTAACCGGAGTGCTTCAGGTGCCATTGCGACTTTGAATAGAGGGATCACGATAGATGCCCTCCACTTCGAGCGTCGATCCATGCCGCATCTTCTGAAGGAGTAACAACAGCATCTCGGCGAGTGCCATCTTTGGGCGTATAGGACGTATTGCAGATGCCGCCAAATGCCAAGACTCTTGGCAGACGCTCCCAGTCTTCTCGTAGCAATCCGATGATCCAGCTATCGAGGTATCTGCCCGAACGATAGACTGCTTGCCTAAGCGTACCCTCTCGTTGGAACCCTACCCTCTCAGCAGGACCCATGGATGCCAGGTTGTTGATGATGACCTGACCCTCAATCCTATTAGTATTCAGCATCTCGAAGACGAAGTCGACACCAGCCTCCTTCACCGGAAAACTGTAGCCCTTACCCCGATGCTCTTTGAAGACGTGGTGCCCATCCTGAGCAACGCGATTGATCCAATCGATGTGCTGAACAGTGTACAGCCCTACTTTGGCGTTGTCCTTGCTAGTATCGTACGCCGTAAGATAGAGAGCATTAGGGTTCTTCCGTATCGACTCAAACCAATCGAGCTGGTCAGCGTAGTTGAGGAATGCGATCTGGTGAGTGCCGAACCACGATTCGGTTTTCAGATCGAGCAGCAATTCCAGATCCTCGACTGCTACTTTGCGAAGTGCGATGCCGTTCTTGTGGACGTAGAGGAATTCCATCACGCCACCACCTCTTCGACGATCTCCCAAAATCTATCAGTAGCTCCGAGAGATTCATCGATCACGTCATCCACACTCATGCTAGAAGACGGCCAGCCATAGTCCACAGCCGACACATAGCTGAGACAGCCTATCTCGCCGGAGTACGAGACTTCCAGTCCGAGTAAGTACGCAAGCAGGAATGTGAAGCCGAACGGGACTGGTGTTCTCGGGAAATAGATGAACTTGTCGTACTGCCGGAATGTAGGCGCAGCGGCGTCGAGTGCTATCTTGCCACAGCCCCGCACGCGCGCGCTGATCTCGCCAGTGGGAACGGCAAGCCCATACGCATCCACGTCTTGCGATTCCTGCCGAGCCCAGCGGATCATGATATCGTTGCCGTAATCTGGATGCCAAGGCAGACACCAGAGCACGGCGCTTCGACCTTCTAGCTCGACTCTCGCCGGAGCGTAATCGTTCGCCGAGAGCGGGAAGGGGACGATGCTGCTCCGTATCCGCTTAGGTTGATAGAGTCGTACGTACCGCTCGTCGTGTAACGGGCTCGTGAAGATCACTCGCGTCGCAGATTCGATTACTTGATTGCGCCATTGACTCTGCGGCTGCTGCGGCTCCCACCAGTCCTGAACAACATGGACGTGTCGCGGATGCTCGACCAGCCGCTCAAAGACTTGATCGGGATACCGCTTGATGCCGAATGAGATCACCAAATCGGCATCCGCGATATCCTCTGCGTCGATGAAAGATGGAGGGATGACGTGGATATCTATGTCGGCAGGCGCGGCGCGCAGGAAACGTTCGATAGCAAGCTCCTCTTCGCCCTGACGCTCTTCGTATGAGAAGTCTCGCAGCACAACTGCGTGTCGCGCTCCATGCTCTGCCATTGGGATCCTCCTTGTGGCACTAGACGCTGCTCAGAATGGCTCCTCGCGCCCGATAAGCGTACACGAGATCGTGCCGCCGTTGGCGAGCGTCTTGAAGCCTAGTACGGCATCCAGGTCTGCATAGAGACCCTTATCGCCGAAATCGATATCGTCGGTGACTGCTGCACCAGCCGCGACACCGAAGTAGCCGATGGTGCCTGCTGCGGCTGCTGTCCCATTCGTGACGGCGACGGTCAGCGCCGTCCCAGCCGTCTCTCGAATGTTCGAGACCCCCATGAGCCGGACACGCTTTCCAGCCGGAGGATCCCAAACGGCGGCGATGGTCGTCGAGAGCGCGGTGGGCGCAAGCGCCTTGACGTGCGTGCGGCGAAGTCTACTCGCCATCCTCCGGCTCCTCGGCTGCTGCTTCCTCTGTCTCCTCGACCGCTTCGTCCGCGGGCTGCTCAGTGCGAATGACATCGAGTGCTCTACCTACAACCAACGGAATTAGCTCGTCCGGCGAGACGCCTGCTCGCTCACAAAGTAGCAGGTCATCGTCGCCAAGTAAGATGCGGAATTCCCTGAGTCTTGCTCCCATGAAGTTCTCCTCTCTTTACGCCGTGACCGGCGTGCCAGTAACAGCCCCGCCCGCTGGCGCGAAGTACAGCGAGTAGACCGTCCCGTCGCTATGCCGAAATGCGAGACATGGCGTCCCGGCGGTATTGGCTCGGATGGCGAGAGCGCCTGCTACTCCTCCCAGCGCCGCTGTCCCGATGACTGCCGTAGAAGCATTTACCGCAAGCGTATCCCCGGACTTCGGCCCGATAACATTTGCTCCGGCGCGCAGCAGGCCACTGTCAGCATTCGCGCCGATGGTCACGCTGTCGGCGATATGCGCTCGTCGTCTGATTTTCTCAATGCCCATGCAACATCCTCCTTCTGTTAGAGTGAGACGCGAACGCCCCCTGGGCTGATCTCTTCCAGTTTCGGCTCGGCTGGCGCACCCTCTCGCTCCAAATCCCAATCGCCACCGTCGTCGCTATCAGGATCGCCACTGATGTCGCCGGTACGGGGCGACGGCCTGTGGCCGGACTTGACGCCAGTGTCGAGATCAACTGTGGCGAGATCGTGCCGTGCGTAGCTCAGATGTGATTGGTAGGGGCCAGCGAGCACGGTGCCAAGGAAGACCAGGCCGCACGACTGGCATTGCTCAACATCTTCCTCATCCTTGAGCAGCCGAACGTAGTTGTGCTTCAGCAACAGATCGTCGTTCTTGAGGTACTGCTGCCGGATCACTTGGCCGGGGCGTTCGATCACGAAATCTCCATACTGCTTCATGCGACCGGAGACGACGACCCAGAGCCCACGCCGGTCGAGTGCTTGTGTCTTCGCAGGCTTGCCAGGCTCCGGCGAAGGCTCTGGTGCCGTCTTCCGTCGCGTTGTCTTCACTGCCATTGGCTCATCCTCCTCGCCACCTAGTCCACTACGTCCGCGAAGAAGTATCCTGACTTCGACTCAGTGATCTTCTGGTCGATGTAGCTGTGCGCTTCCAGGACATCCTTGCGCTCCGGCTCCATGCGGTACTTCCTCATGAACTGGAGCTGCCCGCCAGTCAGCGGACGCCAGTAGAATGAGATGCCCGCTGTCGGAGTCATCAGCCCCGGCGTTGGCGTCGCAAAGAGCAGCAGCGCGTCGTCGTCGATGACTCTTGCCATCGTGAGCGCAGCGCCTTCCGCGCTGGAACGGTACGACGCTCGCGCCACGAGCACCTCGTCGATCTCAAGAATCTGCGCGAGCAGTTGCCGCTGCACGAGCGCGGGCTGCGCGGTCGTTGCGCCGCCCTTGATGCGGTCAACAAGGTCGGGGTGGTGCTTCAGCCGCCGCCACACGATTGCGCCCATGACGAGTTTGTTCGGGCGGTCGCCGGTGTCGGCTTCTACCTGATCCAGACCATCTTCCAGATCGGTGAACGGGTCTGAGCCTCCGTAATCAGACCACTTGGCCGAGACGGTCTTGTCCGTCCCCCACTTAGAAATCACCATGAAATCGGCAGAGAACGCGCGCTCACGTCGGATCATCTGAATCTGGGTTGCCAGGAGCGTCGCTTCGTTGTCGAGCTGGAACACCGCATCGGCGTTCGAGCGAATCTCGTCCGGGATCTCGACGCCCACGGCGAAGTTATCGCAGCGGAACGAGTTGCTCGTGTCGATAGTGTATCCAGCAACCGGCGCTCTCGTACCAGGCGCCCTCAGCAGATGACGCATCGCCTGCTCATCCTCTGCGCCCTGGAAGAAGTCGCCTCGCGTGTACACCGCGTACACATCTGATTGCTTGTCCACGCCAACAAGCGGGAAGCACTTATCGGCGACGTAGTGCTCCAACTTGTTCATGTGCGCGATACTGATCTCGGTCAGCAGCGCATTGACGTGCACATCCCCTACGTCTGGCTGTGGCATCTGTCGTTACCTCCTTCCTTGCTCTAGCTTACGTTCGGAACTGCGCGGGTGCCGTGACGACGACTTCGAACAGCACCGCGCTGGCCGCTGCGGGCGTCAGGGCGTAACCGATGATCTCATCATCTTCGGTTGTGGTTGGCGACCCGCGGCCTCCTGCGACAGCTATGATTGCGTCGCGCTCGGCCACGGCTGCGCCCGCTTCGAGCTTGACAACGCTGCCATTGATCGCCACCTCACCAGCACGATCAATGGCATTGGGCTTGTTCAGGAGCACTCCTACATACGCCGTTGCACCATCGACTGCGGCGACAAGCCTCCCGGCGTCGTCGATGGTCATAATGCGATGCTGGTTGCTCGACAAATCTGCGCTCGCTGGTAGCGTGATCGAACGAATCAACCTGTTCAGTGCCATCTACTCGTTCCTCCTTTCCTACACGTTCGCCTTGCGATCGTCCTTGACGTGTGCGTCGTAGGCCGCATACAGCTTCGGGTCTTCCTTGGCGATCTTGGTCAGCGCATCAGCTGGGCTCAGGCTTGGATCGGTTGCTCGAAGCTCGGCGACGCGGCGATCCATCTCCTGGATCGGGCTTGCAGACACCGGCTGGCCCTGCGAGTCCGTGCCAAACTCCGAGAACGTGCCTGCCGCGCGAAGTTGTGAAGCGTGCTCTCGCTCGCCAGCAACATATGCCTTGAACTCCGGCGACGCTTCGCCCTTCGTGTCGGCCAGCGCGGTCATGATCTGCTGCTTGGCAGCCAGATCACCGACCATTGGGTAGACCGGAGAGCCCTCCTTCGCCGCCTTCGCAGACGCTTCATCGCGACCCAAGATGATGTCACGGAAGCGCCGGTCGCGGTCGGCCTGTTCGAGCCCCTGCACGCGCCGCTCAAGCGCCTGCTTGGTCTGACGCTCTTTCTCAAGAGCCCCCTTGAGCGATGTTAGTTCAGCGCCGGTCACGGCGCCTTCTCCAGCGCCAGAGTCCCCAGCGCCCTTGCCCTCACCTTCTCCCTCACTCTCACCCTCACCTTCACCCGTGCCTGCGTCGCCATCGTCAGCCGCCCCCTTGTCATCTTCGGTATCTGAACCTTCTCCGTTACCATTGCCGTTGCCACCCGGATCGTGGCCGAACCGAACGGTAGCCTTGAGCGACGCAGCGAGGCGCGTGAGCAAGCTCCTCTGATCCTTCTCCTCAAGCGTCGTCACGTCGAGGTCTTTGACATCTACAGTCATACCTTCCTCCTTCGTCTTCTTGGTACTCCCCGACCAGTCGTCTGGGAGTAAGTCTGTCCTGCCGAGTGCGTGCGCGCGTTTGGTGATATGCTTCTTCACAGCCTCCTTATTCTTCGCTCGTCCTATCGACTGGATCGCATTGCCGAGATCATCTTTCGTCACGATGGGGTATGACCCATCAGGCATCGCGTGGCCTTTTGCAGCGAGCTTCTTGCGTTCGTCCGGAGAGTAGTCTCGGGCGCGCATCACTTCCCAGACCGTCTTCTTCTGGACTTCTTCGGGCTGGCCGGAGATGACGATCTCTTCGCCTTCGTAGGAGTAATCGACGCGGTAGTGCTGCTCGCCGTTCGAGCAGATGATGGCATAATCGTCGTACAGATCGACGACCCATCCGCCGTACGAGCCACCGAAGACGCCGGGGAACTCGTGGCGAGCAGCGCTCATCACCATCGTCTGCAAGTCGGAATACGAGACGCCTTCTACAGATGACCGTACGACCGGCGTGCGTTCGTCGCCCTCAAGATCGTAAAGGTGCCCCTCGCTGGCGACGAGCGAGCGCAACCTGTTTGCGTCAGGGCTGCTGC